AATTTTGTTAAAGTAAAAGAAACGTATGATTTAATGTCGTTGAAATATTTCACACATGCTACACCTACTTTATTTAACGCAGGAACAAATTGTCAACAATTATCTTCTTGTTTCCTTGTAGCAATGCAAGAAGATTCGATTGATGGTATTTATGATACATTAAAACAATGTGCGCAAATATCCAAACGTGCGGGAGGAATTGGATTACATATCCATAATATTCGAGCAAAAGGGTCTCGAATTGATGGTACAAATGGTGTAAGTAACGGAATTATTCCCATGCTCCGAACATTCAATGAAACGGCACGATATGTAGATCAAGGTGGTGGTAAACGAAAAGGATCGTTTGCTATTTATTTATCGCCTGATCATGCGGATATTGAAGATTGGGTAGATTTGAAAAAAAATACAGGAGATGAAAACATGCGAGCCCGAGATTTATTTTATGGATTATGGATTCCTGATTTGTTCATGCAAAAAATAAAAGAAAACAAAGAATGGTGTTTATTTTGTCCGTTTCAGTGTCCTGGATTGAATGACGTATACGGCGATGAATATAAACAATTGTACGAAAAGTATGAAATGGAGGGTAAACAACTTAAAAAAATAATGGCACGCGATTTGTGGTATAAAATATTGTCGGCTCAAATGGAAACGGGAAATCCATCTTTGTTGTTCAAAGATGCATGTAATCAAAAATCTAACCAAAAAAATATTGGCACGATTAAATCATCTAATTTGTGTACCGAAATTATACAATACAGTGACAAAAATGAAACTGCCGTTTGTAATTTAGCAAGTATTTCTCTCGGTAAATTTGTAGTAGATAAGAAATTCAATTATGATCAGTTACATTATGTAACCAAAGTAGTAACTACTAATTTGAATAATCTAATTGATGTAAATGAATATCCAACCGAAAAAGCATTGGCCAATAATATTCATCGCCCGATTGGCATTGGTGTACAAGGATTGGCCGATGCATTTGCACTCATGGACATTCCATTTCACAGCGAGGAAGCACTTCAAGTAAATAAATTAATTTTTGAAACTATGTACCATGCTGCACTGGAACAAAGTATGGAATTAGCCATGCAATATGGAGTATATGACACCTTTTATGGATCGCCTTTGTCGTTGGGGCAATTTCAATTTGATTTATGGAAAGTAACACCATCGGATAGATATGATTGGAATAACTTGCGTGAACAAATTGTAAAAAATGGTGTTCGCAATTCATTATTGATTGCACTTATGCCAACTGCATCTACTTCTCAAATATTGGGAAATAATGAATGTTTTGAACCTTTCACGAGTAATTTGTATGCACGCAGAACATTGGCAGGTGATTTTACCATTGTAAATCACCATTTGGTACGTGAATTACTTGAACTGGGATTATGGAACGAACAATTAAAAGATGACATTATCCAACATAAAGGAAGTATTCAGGCATTGAAACTTCCAGATCACATTAAACAAAAATATAAAATTGTATGGGAAATTCCTATGAAACATTTAATTAATATGTCGCGCGATAGATCGCCGTATATTTGCCAATCTCAAAGTTTAAATTTATGGATTGAATCTCCTACTATTCCAATTTTGACATCTATGCACTTTTATGCTTGGGAGCAAGGCTTAAAAACGGGTATTTATTATTTACGCCGTAAACCAAAACATCAAGTTCAACAATTTACAATTGCTCCAACTGAAACGTGTGAAACGTGCAGTGCTTAAATGTTTTCCGAAATTGTTGTTTTCCACTATTCAAAATATTGGAAAACAACTTTTTAAATAAATATAAATTATATGAGTGAATATACATTTCCATTTAATACATGTGAAAAACCAAGTAAAAAGGGAATAGCACAACCTTATTCGGCATTGTTTAATTTTTTTAATTGTGTCATTATATTTTATTTTTTATTAAAAACAAAAAACGTTCACACATTTTTATTATTGTTATCTATATTTTGTTTTGAATCTTTTCATTTATTTTCGCATATCATTCACATTCCAGGATCAATTCAAATAAATATAACACATACACTTACGTATTTAATGAATATAGCATTTTTTTATACATTTTATTGTTATACTCATATAATACCCAACCCAATATTTATTTTATGGTTGATTCTATTAATAGGATTTGATATATATGCATTATTCAAATTAACGATTGTTTATTATTTATTGAGTCAATCTGCTATTTTTATTTCATTATTGTTGTATTATTTACCGTTTTTACCAAAATTTATTCAAAATAGTGTATATCAAATCATATTTTTTGTAGGTATGATTATACTTTTATTTTTAAATGAAAAATATAATTGTAAAAAAATGTTAAAACTAAATCCATATTTTCCGTATCATATTTTTATTGAAATAATAGGAATTATTTTGTTTTATATTATTTGCAGTAATTTTTATAAATTATAAATAGTTGAATATGTATGTCCTATGTTTGTCCAATATGTGAAGTTGTACCTTCTAGTCATTCGCTAACCAATGTTTTAGAAACAAATAACGTTATCTATTATTATACGTGTCCATCTAAAGCTATATTATACCATGATGTAAATGGTATCATCCACCATTATAATGGAGTTTTAAGTGAAATACCTGAAACTAAAGAATGGGTTTGGATATTTGATGGAGATCGGTTTGGATTTATACATGCAGTACAAACAACGGTTGCGATTGAATTGGCAAAACTAATTACACAAAAATTTAGTAAAAATCTCAAAAAAATAATAGTTATAAATCCGACGTTTTATGTGAGTATGATTCACGAATTATTAATGCCGTTTTTAAATAAAAAAATAAAAAATATTATTGAATTCCGTGATACACCGATGACCTTAGAAGAAATGATGGAAATGATTCAATCGCAGGATCAATCTTAAAAATTCTTGTTCTAATTTTATTGCAGGTGACCACTGACGATTACTTTCTTCGTTATGATTTTGAATAATATAGTTATAATATTCGGGAATATGTACGTCATAGACGGTAGAACATTTATAATCTACTGAATAGAGTGACCATATAGGTGGATAAAATGGAAAATCACTATCAAATGATATTTCATACGTAACATGTATGTAATTTGGATATAAAAAAGAATAAATTTCGCGATTTATATCTTCGGGTAAATCACGGAATTGGGTATACTTTATTCGTTTATCATAATTAAAACTTAATAAAAAATGTTTACCTTTCGGTGTTAATATGATATCCAAATTTTTGTCTTGTATTCCATAATACTTTGCAATAGTTGTATGCAAAGTATTATACATGAACTTATTGTACATTGAATATACAATAGATTCGGATCGGCTTGCCATTATGATATAAGTATGCCAAATATTTATGTATTAATTAAAATTAGATTGTACCGATGGAACACTATCTGCTAATACACCATGATAATTGACTGCAATAGGATTGGCATAAATAGAGGGCGGAGGAATATCATCGTATGCAGTATTGTATGCAGTATTGTATGTAGTAGTAGATGGTGCGGGTGTAGTATACGATGTAGAACTAGGTGAATATGTGGTAAATTCTGCAGGTATAGTAGTAGATCTAGCGGGTGGGGAATTAGAATATAAAGTGATTTCTACTGGAGTAGTAGAAGTTGGATATAAGGGTACATTCTCGTTATTTATATATACAGGATTAACAGTAGTTTGTGTGTTTTCAGTTGTATTAGTTTGTGTATTTTCAGTTGTTTTTGTTTTAACTTTACCTGTAGCTGGATCTAACCCTAATGAATACAATACGAAAATTGCAATAATTGTCATTAAAATGAATGGAATAGATATAATTAACCATGCGAAAAAGGACATGTTATTTTCGCACATTATATTCAGTAATAAAGTTACAATAATACCAATCCATATTTTAACAAATGCCATGTTGTATAACCCATAATACACATCAATTGTTATATGGACTACTATATAAATTAAATAAATTAAAGCGGGCATACATAATTTGTTCAACATTCTATATTATACAATTAGATTTTGTTTTATTACTAACAGAACCATCTGGACAACATCCATATTTTGAACTTGCACAAGTTGGAACATTACAATTAGACCTGTCTTTATTGCTTATGGTAACTCCATTCGGGCAACATCCATATTTGCTAAATGCGCAACTTCCAACACAATTAGAACGGTCTGAATTACTTACTGTATTCCCATCAGGGCAACATCCATATTGTGTGGTTGAACATAATGGAGCATTCGTTTTCATACGTGTACAATTACTTCCAGTTGAATTACTTAATGTTATATTATCTGGACAACATCCATACATAGATTGGGAACAATCAAACATATCTGTATTCATCGGTTCTGCAATGCACGACCCATCTTGATTCCGATTTGTCCCATCTGGGCAACACCCATAGACAGATTCATTACATCCACAATTTAATTTATTTTTAGTAGCAGTAGTTACATTATCTGGACAACATCCATAAGGGGAACCGCTGCATGTTAATGGGGCAGTACTTTTAGTTGCCTTTGCTGCACCTCCTTTAGGCAATGAGCTATAATTTGTCCATACATATTTTGCATAACTAAATAAAAAAAGTGCACCCATTGTTATTCCCCATATAATCATATATGTTGTTTTAAAACTTTCATCATATTCATTTTCTTCTGCCGAAAATAATTCATAGGCTAACAATAATACAATTAATAATTTAATCCAAAACATTAGACGCGTAATGTTATACTCGGTCAAATAATCGGATAATAATTTTTTGGAGGTAATGTCCAAATTATTTAAATTTCCTGCATTTTCGGTTAAATTTTGATTTACTTTTTTTAAATTGGATATAGTATAATTGGATTGTTTTATTTTAGTTTTTAAAGTCATTATTTTGTCATTCATAATTTTAGTAATACTATCAATATTTTTAGATACACCATTAATAGATGATAATTTGATGGCATACATGTTATTTGTTTTTAATGAATCTTCCGTTTTATTGATTGGGTAATAATCAATAAGATCATCTAAAAATTTATAATACAACTTGTCTTCTTTTAATAAATTTTCCATATAATTATTTTTTTCAAAAGTAGTAGCATTTTTTAATTTTTGTTGTATATCATTATACATTTTTTCAATGTTCATTACATATAATTTATATTATATACCTAGTTTCCTAAACATTTTATTTTACAGGGTTAAATATTTTAAAAATGAAAATTAAAATGTACCAAATATAAATTGAAATTATAAATATTAATATACAATAAATAAAATGGAAAGAGTAAAATTTATAGATTTATTTTGCGGCATCGGAAGTTTTCATTATTCTTTTAAAAAATTCAATTGGGAATGCGTAATGGCATGCGATATTGATTGCGCGGTAAAGGAAACGTACAAACATAACTATGGTGTTCTCCCTCTTGGTGATATCACCGAAATAGACCCATCAACTATTCCAAGTTATGACATTTTATGTGCTGGTTTCCCATGCCAACCATTTAGTCAATGCGGACAACACCGA